GACGATTAGAACATTTTGATGAAGCGATTAATGTTTGTCATATATGTGGTGAAATTATTAATTCTGAAACAACACAAAAAAATTTATGTCATAAACATAATGTAAATAAAAATAAAATTAAGCGTAAAATAATGACAAGATGTGTTGTATGCAATAAATTAATACATAAAAATTCTAATAGACAAAAATATTGCAAAAAACATACCCCATATAAAGTCAAAACAAAAACAAAAGCTAAATATAGAAAAAGAAAGTGAGAGTGAAACCACACTTGAAACAATTAACACCCACTCAACGCCAATACATAGACAAGCATTGGCAAAAGCACTGGAAACGTAAACCCCAAATTACTGTTGTAAACCGTCAAAAACATGGTGGACAGAAAAACAGTTATACTATGGATTACATTGTTGATTATCTTACAGAGATTGGGGTGAGTTGATTTTGAAACTTTTAGATACAAATATCTTATTAGATCATTCAGAATCAATATTTCAAAGTCAAGAAAAATATATTATACATAGCATTATACTTGAAGAGTTAGACAATATTATCCATAATAGTTTGTCTAATGAAAAAAAATATAAAGCAAGACAAGCAAGAAACAAAATAAAAGAAGTATATGATCATGGTTTAATTGATTATAGTTTCCACTCCCCTATTTTTAGTTTGCCTTTAGGTTGGGATTATGATAAGAACGATAATAATTTACTTAGAGTATGTAAGGATTTAGGATATTGTTTAGTTACTAATGATTTACTTATGCAGGTTAAGGCTGATTGTATTAAGGTGTCGTGGGAAGAATTTAATGCTAAAAATAATGACGATGAAATATATACTGGATATAAAGAAGTAGTATTAAGTGACTATGAACAAGCTTTATTTTATCAAGAAGGAAAATTTAATAAGTGGGATTTATTGAACAATCAGTATTTGATTATAAAGAATGAAGATGGGGAAATTATTGACAAATATCGTTGGACTGATGAAAAAGGATTTGTAACTTTAAAAACAACATCTTTTAAATCTATTTATTTTCAAGATTTTAAACCAAAAGACGTTTATCAAATGCTTGCTATGGATTCTTTATATAATACTGATTTTACATTGTTTTTTGGTAGGGCTGGAAGTGCTAAAACTACACTTGCTTTATCATATGTGATGCAACAAATACAGGCAAATAAAATTAATAAATGCGTAATTATTTTTAATAGCGTACCTTTAAAAAATAATAAAGAGTCAGGATTTTATCCGGGTAATCGTAATGAAAAGTTACTCTCAGGTTCTCTTGGTGGAATCTTAATAAGTAAATTTGGTGATATAACAGCAATTGAAGCTTTAATAAATCAAGGGAAGTTATTACTTATTCCTTCTGCTGAAATTAGAGGGATTGAAGTTGGCGAGCATGACTGTTTGTTTGTAACTGAAGCACAAAATACAGATGCTTATACAATGCGCACTATTCTACAAAGAGTAAAAGACGGATGTAAGTGCATCGTGGAAGGGGATTTACTAGAGCAGCAAGATATTCGTAATTGTGGATTAAAAGAAAATGGAATGTATAGGGCATTAGAAATATTTAAAGGCGATAAATCTTTTTCTTGTGTAAAATTAAAAAATGTTTATCGTGGTCACATTGCAGATGTGGCACAAGACATTTAAAATTAAATTAAAATAATAATTAGAATAAAAGGAGATTTATATAATATGAGAAAAGCTACAAATATGGTTGAATATCAAGCAAAAGGTGAATTAACAAAGTTTGAAGATAATTTACTTGAAGTTGTAAAACATACTGCTAAAGATGATGTTGAAGATAGTATTGCGTTTGATGAATTGCTTAGTGATGTCGTTGAATTTTGTAAGGTACATACTGGAAAAGAAATTGAATGTAAATTTTTGATTAAGGTTAGCGAAGAAGAATGAGATTAATTATCTCAACAAAGAATGAATGCGTTGTAGTAAACGCAATAAAGAAGAATGGCTCATAACAAAAATGCTGAGTCCGCTGATTCAGTAAATATGATATATCGCAAAGGCATATAGCCTAAAAACTATATGCCACTATTACAAATAATTAAACTTATGGTCTTTAAGAGATGTAGGAACACCAACCTGTCGTAAGTTTTATATTAGCTTATCTACCATGTGTAGAAAAAGTAACGTATTCATTTTTAATGAATATAGAACAATTGAATATTGTAAGATTATGTTTTTTATTGAATCTCATTCGTATGAGATTGGGCTTTAGTAAGCCTGTATTTTTGAGAGTGGGGAGAAAGCTATGCTTCTTCCCTACTCTATTTACAACGCAGAGTAGAACAGTGGTTAGTTCATCGGATTCATGCTCCGAGTATCAGGGGTTCAAATCCCCTCTCTGCTCCCATTTTAAAAATAATGTAGGAAAATAGTTATAAAGGATGTGGAAGTATTTGGATATAGATAGACTCCCAAACGAAAGTTCTTTTGAATGGGAATTACGTTTATGTAAAGCAAAACTTAATAAAGATATAGATTTAGATTGGCAAGAAATTGTAGACGTATTAGGATTAGACATACATTATGATTCACTTAGAAAAATGGCATATGGTTATCAAAGATATGATGAGTATCTTAAAAACAATGGTGTGGCATTAAGAATTTTATCTATTAGTGATTTACATATTCCATTCCAAAAACCTATTGATATATATAAAGATTATGTTGGTAAAGTTGATGTTTTACAGATTAACGGCGATGTAGTTGATATGCAGTCCATTAGTAAATTTTTGAAGGTTTACAGATTAAGTATCATGGAAGAAATTATTCAAGCAAGACAATATTTGATTGATCTTATTGAATATATAAAGCCAAAGAAAGTGGTTGTAACATACGGAAATCACGATATAAGATTTCAAAATTATCTTAGTAAAAACTTAGATACAGATTTATTGGAACTTATGCCACAAACAGTATTGGAATTAATTTTAGTTGATGGCTTTAATCACTATGATAAGAAAAGTAGAATAAAGAGTTGGTATGAACCTTTACAGAAAGTATTTACTGATATAGAGATTGATTATACTGGTAATTGGCATTGTCAAATTGGTAAAACAATATTCTGTCATCCATTAGCATTTTCTTCTGTCCCTTTAAAAACTGCTGAAAAGGCTATGTATTTTTTTAGGAATGAAGGATTTTTGTTTACAAGTTTGGTAGTGGCACATACCCATAGAATTGGTAAATATGAAATTGGTAATACAACTATTTATGAACAAGGGGCTTGTTGTGAAACCAAAAAAATGAATTATGCCGATGGACGATTAACAAATTCTCAAAAAGAAGGATTTATCTATATTTGTCAAGACGAAAATGGAGAAGCAATAAAGGATAAAACTCGGTTAATTGTATTAAATTAAAACAAAGATGTAGGTATATTATATAGTGAGCTTTATATTTCTGCATAGAATATATAAAATTGAATAGGAAAGGTGGACTCCACCTATGGAATATTTGTGGTTATTTTTGTTGGGTTTTTTCTTTGATAGATGGTTTGGTGCTGTATTAGATATTCTATTGGAATGGTTTACAAACATAATTTCTTATAAGGTAAGTATAATTCAATCTAATATGATGGCAATTAGTAAAGATACTGAAGATTATTGTAAAGATAGTAAAGAAAGTGGAATGACACATGCTATTGGGTTTAGTATGAATGAAGCAGAAGAATTTATTGGCTTGGATGACGATGATGAAGAATATGAAGATGGCAATTAAATAAAATAAAATTTTTAATGTGTTTATAGGTTCGTAAAATTAAAGTTTTGTATATAGCGAAAGCCGCTTTGTGGATAACAAGGCGGTTTTTCTATGTGCAAAAATATTGAATTAAAGGAGATGAATTTTGTGGCTAAGAAAACAGCCGATATCATACATATTTGTACGCATTGTGGTAAGGTAGCCACGAAATCTACTATACAAAGGGACTTTTATAAATCGTATTCACCTTATCATAATAAAGAAAATGGAGTAACTCATTTATGTAAAGAATGTATTAAATTATTTAGTCTTGAAGGATTAAAATTAAATATTAATAAATTAAAAGATGTGCTGCGTTTTATTGATAAGCCATTTATAAAAGCTTGTTTAGATGGAGCTATTGAAGAAGTTGTAAAAGATTTTCAAAAAAATAATGAGGTTATTAATAGAGAAGAAGCTATTAATAAATATGGGGAACGAGTATGTGCTTTATATATGAAAAATGTAGTTATGAGGCAATACCAAGGTTTAACATGGACTAACAGTGATGCAGATGAAGTATTCGGTGAAGTAGAAGGTATAGATGAAATTATTGATGATGAAGATTTGATTCTTTTTTGGGGAAAAGGTTTTGATATTGATGATTATATATTTTTAGAATCAGAATTATCAAATTGGAAGAAAACTCATAAATGCGATAATCAAGCAGAAATTACTCTTTTAAAAGAAATTTGTATTAAGGTTCTTGAAATTAGAAAAGCAAGAGAACAAGGAAATTCAGTAGGCAATTTACAAAAAGAATTGCAAGATTTAATGAAAACTTGTAGTGTTGATCCGAGCAAGGCAAATCAAGCAAGTGCAGGGAAATCTCACGATACTTTTGGACTTTGGGTAAAGGAAATAGAACAATTTAGACCTGCTGAATGGTATGAAGATCAAGAAAAATACAAGGATATGGATGGTTTTATACCCTATATAAAAAATTATATTGTTAGACCCATAGAAAATTTCTTTACGGGGATAAGAAATTTTGTAGTTGATGACAATATTGACGCTGATTTGGATAGTGTTGAAATTGATAATGAAGGTGATTCTAATGGGATCATATAAAAATTATGAAAATAACTTTAGTAAATACGCAGGAAGTTCAAATCAATTCAAAGCTCCAAAGTCAATGATAAAAGAGAAAGAACACAGTGAAAAATGGAAAGAGAATATTATTGATTGGGTTACATTTTATCGTAGAAATATACATAGATTTATTCAACATTATTTTAAAGTAGAATTATATTGGTATCAAGTTATATGGATATACTTTATGAGCATTTGTGAAAACTTTGTAACAATTGCAAGTAGGGCTTCAGCTAAGTCATGGTTAATTGCTTTATTAGCTTATGCAAGAGGAACTCTATATCCAAATAGTGAAATTGTAATTGTAGCAAATTCTATGAAACAAGCAGCTATTATATTTGGAAAGATGGCGAGGTTAAAAGATGATCATCCAAATATAGCAAGAGAAATAATGAAGTTTTCAGATACACAAAATAATTGCATTTGCGTTTTACATAATGGTACGACAATTAAAGTTGTAGCTTGCCAAGAGTCTGGAAGAGGCGAGAGATCGACTTTCACAATTGGGGAAGAATTTCGTATAATGGATAAAAAAAAGTTTGATAGCATTGTAAAACCTTTTGCTTATGCCAGACAAACTCCTTATTTAAAAAATCCAAAATATTCAAATATTCCATGTTTAGTAGAAGAGCCAAGACAAATCCTTATATCTTCAGCATATCATAAAGGAATGTGGTGGTACAAGGAAACAATAGACACGGTTAAAATGATGCTTAATGACAAGGATGCTGGATTTATTGCGTTTGACTATCTTATAGCAATTAAGCATAATATAAAAACAAAAAAAGCTATAGCTAAAGATCGCTCTACAATGGATGAAATTACATTTCTTGAAGAATATGAAAATATTCCTTGGGGTGAAAATAGCAACGCTTATTTTAAATTAGATATGTTTAAGAAAAATAGAAATTTAAAAAGGGCTTTCTATCCATTAAGAACCGATACTTTAGATAAAAAGAAAAATCCTTTTGATATCAAAAGAGTTGATGGAGAAATTAGACTTGTATCTGTTGATATTGCTACAAGAAAAGGAAATGCAAATGATAATACAATTATATCATGTATTCGTTTAATCCCTACTGCAAAAGGATATTTAAGAGAATTCGTTTATATTGAAAGTCATCATGGTGAGCATACGGGCAAACAGGCGTTAAGGATTAAACAAATTTATTATGACTATGGTGGAGACTATATTGTTCTTGACCTTCAGCAAGCTGGTATCTCTGTATTTGAACAATTAGCTATTGTAACAAAGGACGATGAGCGTGGTATTGAATACGATGCTCTAACTGTTTATGAGCATAAATCTTTAGATAAATCTTTAATAGATGAATTAAAAGAAAAAACGTTGGGATTGAAAGCTAAACCAGTTATTTATCCTATTATGGCTTCAGCAAAATTAAATAGTGAAATAGCTGTTGATTTTAGAGATAAACTTCAAAGAGGGAAAATCAGTTTCCTTATTGATGATAATGATGCAGAAGGATATTTAACAAAAAATAACAAAGAATACGCAAATATAAACAATGTGAATTTGCGTTCATGGTATATTATGCCGTATATTGAAACTGGATTATTGATTAACGAATCAATAATGCTTGAATTTTCAGTTGTTAGTGGGAATATTAAACTTGAAACTGTTGGTTCTGCTAGAAAAGATAGGTACACAAGTTGCAGCTATGGAAACTATGTTGCTTCGCTTTTAGAAAAAGATTTTATTAAACCTAAAGATGAAGAAATAGACATCAACAAACTTTTCCAATTCCGCAAGCCAAAAATTCGCAAATTGTAAACAAATATTAAAAATTAAATTAATTTTAAATAGAAAGGTAGGTGATCTTATTGCCAAAAACATCCAAAACAACAGTTAAAACAGAAGTTCAGCAACCTCAATCAGAAGTAATTCTTCAAAAACCTTTAGATAGAGATGATATTGTATTTCAAAAACTAATGCAGAATTTTAGTAGGTTAGCGAAATATATTAAGAAGGATTTAAATAACAATAAGCAAACTGCATCTATGTTTACAAAAAATTTTAATAAAGATACTGTAATGACTTGGATGCAAAATCCATCTAAATATACAAAGCAATTGAGAAATCTTTCAAGGTTTTTATATGATGAGTCTTTGCATTATAAAAGAGTTATTCAATATTTCGCAAACTTTCCAACTTTTGATTACGTTGTTGAATTAAGTGGGATCACCGATTTTTCTTCTCTTAATGAAAAAATAGTTGAAGAAAAATATTTAGATACATTAGTGTATCTTGAAAACATGAATATAAAACATGAATTTAGCAAGGCACATGAAATAGCTTGGAGAGATGATATCTTTTTTGGATACGAATGGGAAACCACTAAATCATATTATATTCAACATCTTGACCCTGATTATTGTGATATAACAGCATATGAAGATGGTGTGCCTGTAGTTTCATTTGATTTTTCATATTTTAAAAAAGATGGAGAAGCGTTAGAAAGATTTGCTCCTGAATTTACTCAAAAATATGAATTATATAAAAAAGACTCTAAAAATTTTAGATGGCAAGAATTAGATTCAAATAAAACAGTAGTTATCAAAATAAATGAAACTGTTGATTACCCTATTCCACCCCTTGCTGGTTTGTTTTTTGAAGTTACTGATATATACGATTATAAGGCTCTAAAAAAGGCGAGAACGGAATTAGAGAATTATTTATTATTGGTATTTCAAATTCCTTATATGGATAAATCTGATAAAGCTAATGATTTTGCATTAACTATGGATAATGCAATTAAGTATTTTAATATGGCAATGGCGAATATGCCTGATGAAGTAGGGGGATTGATTAGTCCATTTGAAAATGTTGAGTCGATTAAAGTTGAAAGACAAGATAAAACACAAGATACAGTTCAACAGGCAGAGGATTCACTTTATAATACAGCAGGTGTGCCAAAACTTATTTTTAATTCTGATAATGCTTCAGGTGCAGCTTTGACAAAATCAGTTAAATTTGACTCTTTTGTTGCATTTAGGATTTTAAGGCAAATTGAAAGACATATCAATAAACATTTAAAAAATAAAAATAAAAAGATATATTTTAGAATTGAATTCTTAAACATAACCGAAGATGACAGAAAAGATCAAGTAACAATGTATAAGGATGGTGCAACATTGGGCGTACCATGCAAATTAAGGCTTGCTGCTGCTATGGGTCTATCTCCTATGGCTGTAATTTCTAATAATTATCTTGAACAAAAAGTATTAAAAATTAAAGATGAATGGATTCCATTATCAAGTTCTTATCAATCTGGAGGGAATGGTGTTGGTAGTCCACAAAAAGATGAAGATGATTTAGAACCGTCATCTGAAGTTGGTAGAGAATTGGATACTAATAATCCTGATAATAGGGCATAAAGAAGGTGATAAAATTGAAGTTTATTCATTGTTTTAATAATGACTTAAAAAATAAATTGCTTCAATCAGGATTTAATCTAATATCAGAATTTAATAATATATCTATTTTTGAAAATAATTCTAAACTAACTTTTAGTTTTAACAAAATAGATAAAAAGCAATTTATTTTAAGTAATCAATTATTTTTATAAGGAAAGGCGGTGAGAAATATTGGGTAAGGTTCAAGAATTACAACATTTATCACTTGCTACTACATATGAAGTAGATAATAGTTTTGATTCAGAGAAATTTATTAAAATGAGATTGCGAGTTCAGCATGACGGAGTAAATCCAAATAAAAGCAATTTTGAATTGTCAGATATAGAAAAAGCAAAAGATTCTATAAAAAATATTCCTATCCTTGCTAATGTAATAGTAGATGAAAATGGCGAGTATCAATTTGGTGGACATGACATGGAAATCACTGAAACAGAAGATGGTGAGTATCAGTTAACTTATAAAGAAACTCCCATTGGTGTTGTTCCTGAATCATGTAATTATTCTATTGATAAATTCAACAATAAGAATTATGTATTTTGTGATGCTTATATTTGGAAGGGTTATAGTAATAGAAGTCAAGATATTATTGAACGTGATAATGACATTAAATTGAGCATGGAAATACTTGTTGACGGATATTCATATGACGCAAAACAAAAAGTTTATAATATTACAGATTATAGATATACAGGAATTACATTTTTAAATAAAAATTATGGCACTGGTATGGAAAATGCTTTAGCTACTACTGGAATATTTTCTGATGAACAAAATAAAGATAAGTTTATTATTATGATGCAGGAGTTAAAAGACACTCTTGAGTCTTATAATATAAAACAAAAAGAAGGAGGTAGCAAGAAGGTGAATGAAAAACAAGAACTTATTAAAAAATATGGTTTAACTGTTGAATCATTAGATTTTTCAATTGAAGAATTAAGTTTGGAAGAATTAGAAAATAAATTAAAAGAATTTACATCTAATAGTGACGATGCAAATAGTTCTAAAGATGATAATACTAATTCTGATAATAATTCTGCTGAAAATTTTGAAGAAAATAATGAAGAAAACCGTGAGCCAGAAAAATTCATAAAGAGTTTTGAACTTTCTCATGAAGATATAAGATATGCACTTTATCAATTATTGTCTCCTATAGAAGTAGAAGATAATGAATGGTATTTTATAGACCAAGTTTATAATGACCGTTTTGAGTATATGAATTGGGATGGGACAAAAATATATCGTCAAAGCTATATTCAAGACGATGATAATGTTTCTTTTGAAGGGGAAAGAATTGAACTTTTTCAAGTCAGATTAACAAAAGAAGAGAAAGATGCTCTTGAACAACTAAAAGAAAATTACTCAACTCTTGAATCAGAAGTCAATGAACTTCGTAGTTTCAAACAAACTATTGAAACAGAACAACGCAATGAAGCAGAAAAAGAATTATATTCTCAGTTCCCACATCTTGAAGACAATGAAGATTTTAAGGAATTAAAGAAAAACGCTTCTAACTTTACACTTGAACAGCTTGAAAAAGAAATTGCTTATATTGCTTTAAAGGTTGATGGCAAGTTTAGTAAAAAGCAAGAAGAAAATACCACTATAAAAGTGGGAGTGAATTTTAGTAAGAATTATAATAAAGGTGATTCTTGCTATGGAGATCTCTTCGATAAATATGGAAAATCGAAGAAAGATGATGAATAATATTTAAATTAAAAGGAGGAGTTTTATTATGGCAAATTACGGCGTAATCCGCACAGACTTAGTGAAAGCCACCAAGTCAGGCAATATTTTATCTGGTCGTTTTTATAACGGCTCTACTGCTGCTGCTATTGAAAATGGTAATCTTGTAAAACTGGACAGTTTGATTGATGGGGAAAGAGATCTTTGGAAAGTTGTTGCTCCCGGTGGAATTACAGCAAGTGATCTTTATGTGGTTGCTTCCCCTGAAATTATCTACGATGAAACCTTGAAATCTAATGGTGCATTAGACCAGTTTAGAAATGAGGCAGGATCTGATAGCACATTAGTACCACTTGAAGTAGGAGATATTATCAGTGTAAGTGATGCTTGTATCACTCAAATTAATGGCAAAGAAACACCTGAAGTTGGAAATTATGTAACACCTTCTGCCACTGGCACAAAATGGCAGGAAATAGCTGGTGCTTCTCTTAATACAGAAGTCTTCCGTGGTAAAATTATTGCACGTGAAGTTTATAATGGAGCAAAGTATTTAAATGTAATTCAAATGGTTAAAGTACGCTAATTAACGAATTAAATTAAAAAGGAGGAATCATAACTATGGCAACTAAAAATGAAATTATAAAACTTGCCGTTGATACACGTAAGAATAAAATCAAGGGCAATTTCTCTAAGACCGACAGTTTAGAAGTTTTAAGAGAAGCTTTTATTGAATTGAATGATGGTTCTACTAAAATTAACTATAGAAGTCTTCGTAAAAATGGAGCAGAAATGTTTGAAATTATTGAAGATATTCTTCAGCAAACTGTTCTTGAAGGACTTCCTGATGATAGTTTCTTCCATCAGTTCGTAGAGTATAAGAATCTTGCTCTTGGAGATCAGAATAGTTTTTATATTCCTGATCGTACTATGTTGACTGTATCTGAAATAGCAGATGGCACTACTTCTTTAAGGAGACAGCGTTTGGATGTTGGTACTAATATATCCATCCCAACAAGTTGGAAAGGTATCAAAATTTATGAACATCTTTCTCGTTTACTTGCTGGTAGAGTGGATTTCAATGAAATGATTGATGCACTTGAAAAAGCATTTAAGTTGAGAATTAATGACGATGTTTATACAGCATTTACTGGTGTGTTTACTTCTCTTCCTTCTGGTTTCTCAGTGTCTGGTTCTTTTGATGAAGATACTTTGCTCGGAGTAATTGATCATGTTGAAGCTGCTACTGGTAGAACTGCTATTATTGCTGGTACAAGAACAGCTTTAAGGAAATGTGCTACTGCTATTGTATCTAATACTGCAAAAGAAGATGTTTATAAGATGGGTTACTATGGTTCGTTCAATGGGACTCCTATGGTAAGAATCAATCAGGTTCATACTGTTGGTACATATACTTTTAAACTTTCAGATAATGATATTTATGTAGTTACTGGACAAGAGAAACCTGTGAAGTTTGTAACTGAAGGTGAAGTTCGTATTGTTGCTGGTGACGCTCTTGGTAATGTAGACTTAACTCAAGACTATTTCTATGGAACAAGGTATGGCACTGGTGTTGCCATTACTGATTTGTTTGGTAAGTATGCCATTTCTGGCTAATAAATAAATTAATAACATTTAAAATATGGGGAGTTTTCTCCCCTGTTTTAATTTTGTGGATGGAGTAAAAGGAGTGTAGAAAATAAATGAAGATTTTTGAGCTGTCTAAGGAATTGAGTGTTGAAAATAAAGAGTTAATTCAAATTGCTTCTGAGCTGGGCTTTGAAGTTAAGAGTCATTTAAGTATTTTAAGTGATGAGCAAGTGAAGGAAATCAAAGCACATTTGCAGAATGATGAGCAAGATAATAAACAAGAAGAAGTAAAAAAAATAAAAGAAGCTAAACAAGTAAATAAGGTTAATATTAAACCACAAATGGATCTTCAAAGAATGATTTGTGTAAAAAATATTTCAGAAGGAAAATTGATATACAAATCAAAACGCCAAATTGGATATACGCTTATTTGGGAAAAATATGGTGATAAAAATTATATTGAACTTGGCGAATTTATTAATCTTAAAAATTCTGATCCTCGTTTTGTAAGAGAACCTTGGATTAGAGTAATTGAAGATGATGAGATTGAAATTTTAAAGTATGCCAATGTTTATCAATACTATAAAGATATTATTGAAATTAATGATATTGATGCATTATTTAGATTAAGTTTTGATCAGTTCGTTAACAAATTTGAAAAATTTCCTGATGGATATAAGAGAATGGTAACTGAGCAAGCAAGAAAATTAATTGCTTCTGGAGAATTAGATTCTCGTAAACTTCAAAAATATCTGGAAGAAAAAATGGACACTGATTTAGAAATTTCTTTTGAAAATTTTAATCAACCAAAAAAGAATAATTATATAGAGTTAAAGTAAGGAGGGGATAACTATGCCTGTCCCCTATTCTAATATTTATGATATGTTTTTGTCTGATATTAAAGATCACACATTATTAGATTTTGAAGTAGAAGACAGAGAAAAAATTCTTGATGATTTAAGAATTAAAGCCGAAACTCAATTTAAACAGTGTAAAAATGATTTATCAGACAAAGATAATATTGAAAAACAATATAATTTTGATTTAACCATCGAAGAACAATTAATAATTGCAACAATAATGAGAAAGTTTTGGATGAATGATAAAATATATAATCTTTCACTATTAAAACAAGGAATGTCTACCAAAGATTGGAAACAGACTTCGCAAGCTGAACATCTTTTAAGATTGACAGCTTTAATGAGCGAATTAAATAAAGAAATTTCAAAAATGATTGTTGATTATTGCACTTATAATTATAAGGTTGAGTAGGTGACTTTATGTGTGAAATTAAAATAGATTTTAATACGTTTCCTGCTCAGTTATTTGATAATTATTTGAAATTTCTTGTTGGCAAAGTATGGAAGTTAATTCCTATGAAAGACTATGATGATCCTAATTTATATAAATATCTTGAAAGTTTGTTGCGTGAATTAATTGGAAATTATGAATTAATGGAACAAATTAAATTTGATGGGAACTTTCAAAGTTTAATTAACAAATTAATGTATTTATCTATAAATAAAGATATTGATTTTAATATCTTTAAGAAAGATGTTTTTGATTGCATTGATTTAATTAAAAAGATTCAAGAAAAAATCAAAAACTGGAAGGACTATATCAATAGTATCTAATAATATAGACAAATGTGTGTAATAGTGGACAGATATACCTATTACACACAGGCTATTGATAGGGTTTCAAGTCTAAGAAGGAGGAATAATATGACACAAGCAAATTTACATCTGCAACCAAAGTGGTTCTCTGATGCTACTCCGAGAAATCCTAAAAGGGCAAAAGCAATTTTAACATTAACTGATACTGTTTCTGACACGGAAACCGTTACTGTTGGAACTCAGATTTTTGAATTTAAAACATCTGGTACCGCTGGAACAGGTAAAATAAAGGTTGACATATCTGGAGAAGGTAACACAGCACCAGACAAAGCAGCCACTAAATTAGCACAAACTATAAATGCTAATTCTACTATTGTAACTGCTACTGCTGGTGAAGACGCAGATGAAAATGATATAGTTACAATTGAATATAAAGAAATTGGTACAGAAGGAAATGCCATTGCTGTTGCTGAAACAATGAATAATGCAACTTTTGGTACAGGTGTCACTAAATTATCTGGTGGTCAATTAGGCACACCAAGTATGACTAAGAATGTAGTAGTATATGTCACTCCTTATTATTATTGGTGTGATAAAGAAGGTAATGAAAAAACTGTTTCTTGGAAGCGTTTTGCTCCTGAAGCTTATTAGCAAGTTAAACAACTAAATATATGATTGTGAGGTGAGAGATTGGCAAATTGGGCATTGTATGAAAAAAAGTTGAAAATTGATGGGAATTCTATAAGAGAGCGTAGTATTAACAATACAATTGATGCTATAAATGATTCTTTTGTCAATTCTCCATCTTATTTTGAAGTATATATTAATGGCGATGAAACTACTACTGGTGTACAGATAGTAAGTGGTTCTTCTACTGGTGGACAAAGTAATTCCAATATTAAAAACATTTTAATGAAGCCGAATGATGTTTTAAATAACGGTGACTTAATTAAATGGAATAATGAATATTGGCTTAATATGAGTGTAGAAGATGTTGGTGGGGCATATTTAAAGGGTAAAATTATCAAATGTACCCAATACATCACAATCAATAAAAACGGCATTCCATCGGAAGTGCCTATAGTCATAGAATCTGCTGTAAGATTATATTCACAAGGTCAAGATGACAATAAATACATAACCACATTATCTGATGAAATTATAGTCTATACTCCTGCAAGTGCAAATATTGAAGTTGATGATATTTATACAATTGGCAGACGTAACTATAAGGTTAAGAGTGTACAAGATGTTTTAATTGATGGATTGTTGGTTGTGAAGATGGAAGTTACTACTGAAGATGTTGTGATTGAAGAACATGAATATAGTGTGACTATATTGAATGGTGAAGAAGTATTATTAAGTACAGCTACCTCCCCTACCCTACAGCTTGAAATTCAATGTAAACTTGATGGTGTATTGGTTGATAATCCAGAAGTTATATATGAATCAAGTGATGAAGATTATGTGATAGTTAGTGAATCTGGTTTAGTTACTGCTATTGATGTTGGTATGAGCACAATAATCGTTACTTATGGTAATGCTACAGCAACAATTGAAGTTAATAGCGTAATCCACGCAAGTGATGTATTTGATATTACTATTACTCCTGTTGATACAAATATGTATGTGAATACCACTCAAACATTCACGGCTATAGTAACGAATAATGGTATAGATATATCTGATTATACAGTTTTATGGTCTTTGGTAAATGTAGATGGTAGTGATAATCAGTATTGTACTTATATTGTGAATGATAGAGATATTACAATCACAAGTAAAAACTATATTAATAAACAAATTAAAATAAAAGCTACTTTGTTAGCTGATAGCAATGTGTACGAAGAAAGAGTAATTACATTTAGGAGTTTAGTATAAAGGGGTGATTCACTATATTAAAACAAACGTTCACAGAATTAAAAAACCAGATTCTTTCTGAAGTAATTGCAAATACGGATATTATTAAAGCATTGGTTATTCATAGTGAAGATTTCCTTACTAAAACTCCAACTGTCGATGAACAGAAAAAACTAAATGAAGCATATAAATTAATTCGCAAACAGATATTCCCGTATAAAGGTGTGCCTTTTACTTCTATTCAAGATGATCCATATATAACTATGAGTTTTTATAATTTTCAAAAGAAAAATAAAACATTCGTTCGTGGTATGGTGCAGTTTTATATTTTTATTCCTATCCAAAAAGAAAAGACATTGGAAGGGGCGAGATACGATTTTATAGCTGATAAGCTTGAAGAAGTTTTTGATCGAACTGGTATTGGGGTATTTGAATTTCAAGGGCGAAGTGATGTTGACATTGCTAAAGACGGTTATTTATGTCATATGATAGTATTTGAAATTACTGATTTTCATATAAACGAGGGGTGATAATAAAATGGCAGATGCTAAGTATTTATTACCTCAGATTGACCTTACTGAATTTAATTTGGGAATTATATCACATTTTTCTGTTCGTGAAATGATAAATTTTAAAGAAGAAGAGTATGAACAATTTCTTATACCTTTTATGTATGATTTATCGCACGACACAGAGGAAATTAAATTTTTTGATTATTTATTTCTTGAAGATACTCAATTAAGTAAGATATTATTGTCCTTGATTAAATCATTACAGCTTCTTTATAAAACAAAAAAATTTGACTTCTCGACTGACAATGGAATCATGAATATAAATATTGCTGATGCGAGTATCAATAGAAATAATTTTAATAGATTATGTGAAGTAATTCGTGAAATGTTTTTTGTTAAGCCTAAAGAGCAAGATGAAGAAAATGTAGTTTATCAAGTGTCTGAGCAGAACAAATCAATTCTTGAAGAATATCTTAGGTTGAAACAAGAACATGAAAAGGAAATGGAAGAATTAAATAAGAAGAATCAAAAAACAATTCATCAATTAGTCACAATTGTTGCCAGTCAATGTTTATGGGATTTTGATAGAGTATTGGATATGACATATTATCGCTTAATAGTTACTTATATTTCTATTGCTGAAATAGATAGTTATGCAACATATATTAAGTATCATTCAAGTGGGCAGTTTGATATGAAGAATCAGAAACAAAAACATTGGCTTGAGACAGTTGGGAAATAAATTAAATAAATTAAAAGGAGGAATAATATGATTTATTATGGCGTAAAAAACTGTGCTCGGTTAGCATTTTATAGAAAGTCAGACAACAAACTAGCAGCTTATTTTCCATTCGGAAATAGTCTAACAATTGGTGTAACTGGTGATAAAGTTGAGGCTGAAGCAAATGGTACTACAATTATCACTTGGCAGGCAAATCGTAAGGCTACTGCACAACTTGATACACAGGTTATTTCTAGTAAATTATTAGCAATTATATTAGGAGCTGCAACTACTACTGAAGCTACTGGTACATTGGCACAGTTTCAAACAGGGAAAATAGGAACTGCTTCCCCTACTTTTACACTTGACGAAACACCATCCACAGGGACATTATCGGTATTTTTAACCGAATCGGATGGTGCTACAGTAATTAGTGAATTAACTGCTATTGAATCAAATCCTACAGTAGCACAATATTCTATTAACGGCAAAACAATTACACTCCATACTGATAATGCAGGAAAGAATATTCTTTGTATTTATGCAAAAGATGGAGTTAATCTTGAAAAGATTACAATTAAAGGTAATGAATTTGCTCAAGCATATAAAATTGTTGGAATAGGAATGGTTAAGGGGGTAGATGGTGTTGAAAGACTACAAGAAATAAACATTCCTGCTGCAACAGCTCAATCAAATGCTGATTTTACATATTCCAGTAGTGATGCAAGTAGCTTCTCTTTCACTTTCGATTTAGCAGCAGATCCTGCTTCGATGGAGCTATTTTCATTCAAATCCCTCTAAGGAGGTTAATTAAATGCAAAAATGTTTAGTTTATAATCATAGTGCTATACCACCTGCAAATATCAAATTAAATCAGTGGTATACATTAGATGAATTACGTAAGGTATACAATTTTAGTTTGGATTATATAACGGCTTTCTTTATGCCTACCAATTTTGGATGGGAAGAAATTGAAGAAATATACCCAAAGAAAAAAAGCAAATAACAAGCCAACAGAGGTTATGCAAAAGTATAACCTCTGTTATTTTTTTAATCTGTATTTTTATGGGTCTTTACAGGAAAACGCCTGTCCCTCATTCCCTAATTCAACTTTTCAAAAACAACATTTCAACAAAAGAAAAATTCAATATAACACTCTAAAGATATTCTCTCAAATACCCAATCAGATTTATCGAGTAAAATCCCACTTTTATCGCACTATCACGCCAATGATCCACTAATATCAACACTTTCAAAATCACTAAAATTAATAAAAACCAGTAAAATCAACGTGGATACATCCAAGAATTAGAGCAACGTTAACACTTATATGGGATGGCACTGTTTGGAATGAGATTGGTAGGAATGAGCAGTCAGTCAATTAAAATAAAACAATTAAAAATAAGTTGAATAAAAGGAGATATTTATATGTCAGAGAATAAAATAGGAATTTCTAAATTTATCAAAAAAAATGGCGAGTTGAATTCTTTAAAATTTTTAGAGGAGCTTAAAGTAATTAAATATTTATCTATTTTTACTAAGCAGCTTCTTATAGAAGGTGCAGAAGGTATTGACGGAATTGTGGGTAGATGTATAGTTGAAGATGACAATGGATATTTTATTGTAGACCATTTTAGCAGGCAAATTGCATTAGATTTAACTTTAGTTCAACATTACTCTAATATTGAATTAGATATTGATGAGGTAACTGTAGACGGGAAACAAATTAATATTTATGATTACATTGTTGAAAATGGCATAGTTAATGAAGTAAAAGAGTTAATGGATTGTAGAGAATATGACTTTTTTATTGACTTACTTGAAGAATCTATACAAAGTAGATTGGACTCTGAAAATCGAATTGAGGCAAATGTTGTAAAGATTAGAAACAAAATATTTGAATTGGTTGATAAGGCTAATGTTCAGTTAGATAAATTTAATCTTAAAGAATTGCAAAAAGTTGGTAAGTCTTTAATAAAAGATTTAAATAAAAATCCTGAAGTTATTGACAGACTTAAAGATGTATTACTGATCAATAAAGAGGTAAATGGAGTGGATTAAAAATAACTTATGAGAACAGTTAACAAGGTGACAAAATTATATAAATCTCTTCAACAGGAACACAGAGATTTAGTAAATAGATTAAACAATACTAAGGGGAATGCTGAACTAATCATTTATCTTCAAAAGGAAATTGATAAGATATTGCCTGAATTAGAATGGTTTAAACGGGCGTTTGAAAATAACGCCATTGTTGAAAATGAAGGTGATGAAGAATAATAAAATTGTTGTTTTATTGGATATGGAAGTGAAGTGACATATGCAAGTTTTTAAATCTTTAAAAGAAGTAGAAAAATATGTATTAAAGCATGTTGAAGATAATTTAGAGATTATAGGTAAACATGTAAAAAGTGTTTTAGAGAATTTTATATTGAATGATTTATATCGTACATATACCCCTTCAGAATATGAAAGAACACAAAATTTTTTACATGCCGTGACGGTTAGTGCAGTGAAGAAAAAAGGGAATATACGTGAGATTGAGATTTATATAGATCCAGAAAAGTTACAACAAATTCAAAGACCTTTGGGTGAATGGTCTGCTCATATGAGTTCATTGGGTAAGAATTACGGTGATACTGAATATCAAGGAAAATCTATTTCAGAATGGTTAATTTACTGGCTTGAGACTGGTGACAATACTTCTCCATTCTCAAGAGGTAAGATTGGCATGATTGAAAACACAAGAGAATGGCTTGAAGATGATCATTATATTTATAATACCATGAAGTCAAGATTTGAAGATGCTGGATTTAAGGTGGTTGGAGGGTATTTGTAATAATACCCTCTTCCCCACCCTATTTTAAATCCAAAACAAAAGCAGTAAATTTAAGTTTTGCTGTTTTTTCTTTGGATTTAGAGATTTGTAGATAGAAAATAAATTGATTGGAGGTTGATTTATATGGCAAGAAGCACAGTTTATAATAGAATTTTTAATGAAGAAGATTGGGCAAAAGTTAATCCTATGAATAAAGAATTATTTGAAGAATGGAAAACTTATTTAATAAGTATAGATAGAGCACAATCAAGTATTGATCAATATTTTAATGATCTTCGGATTTTGGCGATTTTTCTTATGAAACATTGTAATAATAAATTTATTATAGATTTAAATAAAAGGGATATAATTAAGTTTCAAGGTTATTCAATAAATACATGGGGACATAGTTCAAACAGAACAAGGAGATTGCGTTCTTGTTTAAGTAGTTTATGTAATTATGTGGAAAATATATTAGATGATATGTATCCTAATTTTAGGAATGTTGTAAATAAGATTGAAGCCCCTACGAAACAACCAGTTAGAGAAAAAACTGTTTTAACAGATGAACAAGTGCAAATGGCATTAGATAAATTAGTAGAAACAAAACAATATCAAAAAGCTTGTGTATTTGCTTTGGCTGCATATTGTGGTTGTAGACTTAGTGAATTACTTCGATTTAAAGTAGATTATTTTGATACAAAGAATTTAGTTAATAATGCTTATTATAAAACCCCTGAAAAAATCCGTATTAAAGGTAGAGGAAGAAATGGATATCAAAAATATAAATTCGTATTAAAAGCAGGATTTCAAGAATATTTAGATTTATGGATGCAAGAAAGAGAAAGACTTTGTATTGATAATGAAGAATTATTTGTGACACGTAGAGAAGGAATATGGGTTCCGGCACAAGATACTACATTGCAAAGTTGGACAAATCAATTTGAAAAAATATTAGGTGTTGACTTTTATTTTCATAGTCTTAGACATTTTTTAGTTTCAAAACTTCGTGCTAATAATGTACCAGATAAGATTATTCAGGAATGGTTTGGATGGGAATCAAGTACAATGATTGAAGTCTATGACGATAATGAAGCAGAAGATGACTTTGGTGAATTCTTTACAGAAGAAGGAGTGAACTACCACGAGCCTAAAGGCATCGTGGCTTCAAAAGCCTAAGTTCACCAGACTCAGTATAGAGAAATCTATAC